AAGGTGAATCTGGGACAAGAATAACCGCTGGAACTTGCACAGCTTCGGGAACGTATGAATAAACGTTAGCCGAAACGGAGGCGAGTGCAGTTGCCAGCGGTGTCCGGATAGAAGATAAAACTGTGGAGGCAGGCATTAACCCACCATCGCATCGGTATCAAGATAGGGGCCAAGTAGGCCAGTTACCTTTGCCAATAAATTCTTAGAAAGTCTGTAAGGTGTAACTGCAAAATCTACGCCTTCGATTGATCCTCCAGCGGCAGTTCTGGCTTGGAAGATTTCGACAGAAATAGCCAAAACGGCAGCTTCGACGTTTGCATTTCCCACATAGGTTGATGCGCCAGACAGCGCAGCGTTTCCGGCTGGGATAATGTTCTTTTCCAATACGTCAGCATTTGTGATGGCGGCGGTAAATACATAGGGGCCAATTAAATCATCTGTGACTGTGTGAGTGCCGTTGAATGGCGCTCCGACACTTGTAATAACAACCGATTGACCTTCGGTGAATTCGTGAATTGTCGCGGTGTGGAAATAGGCGACATTGTTTTCTAGATAAACTTTATCTACTTTGCTCTGAAAGGTGACCAGCATTGGAAGGATAACGTTTTCGGAAGCATCGCAAATATCGTCAAGATAAGCGTCTGAATAAAGAGATGACGAGACGCCAAGAATAGTTCTGAGCTGTGAGGCTGTAACAATTGTTGGCATCTCGCCGTCCTTTCGATCTAGAGGGTGACAGGCCAGCTCGGGAGCGGACTGGCCGTCACTTTTAGGGTTCTAACTACGCAACCATCCACTTGTAAGCGCCAGCTGCAACCTTTGTTGCAAGTGCGCCGTAGCCGTAGTAAGCGACCTCAATTTGGCCGTTTAGTGCGACATTCGTTTGGAGACGGAAACGTGAGGACTCATACCAAGTGTATGCGTCTGGGTTGATGATGATAATTGAGTTATCACCGGTTGGAGCTGCGGTTGCGAGGTTACGAGCAACGCGGAGGTTTAGTCCGAGAACGTTGCCGCGAACTGCGCCACCAGAGAGATTGCCACCTTGATTTGATGGGCCAATGAGGTTCTGATAAATCGGACGACCACCATCAGCGAGATTCATAATGTTGCCCCATTGTTCTGGAGAAACGAGAATGTTTGTTGCAGTTCCCAGAGTTCCCTTATAGACGGAAACTGAAGCATCGGATACAAAGTCAAGGAAGCCAGCAGCATCAAGAGTGCGGTTTCCGCCATCTGTTCCGCCAGCAACAAGGCCAGCGATTACTGCAACGTCTGTTGCCTTTGCGTATGCGTATTCCATTTGACGAACAAGTTCATCAAAGAACGCTGGTGAAGAACGATCGAGAAGTTCAACGGAGAAGGTTTGTCCTCCGGCATACTTCTTAACGGATACTGAAAGGAATTCGTTTGTCATTCCTGTTTCATCAATTGCAGCTGCTTCAGCTTCTTCGCCGACTGTTGGGACTGCGGTGAGCTTAGGAATCTCGAAAGACATTCCTGCATCTGGTAGAACGCCGCTTGATACTGAATCAACAGCTGGACGATCTGCGTTTGATAGTGGGTTGATGATCTCAGTCAATTGACGTGTTGGAATGAGACCTGCGTTGTTGCTTGTGGTGTCGTCGGCAGCCATAACGTACTGACGAGCAGCATCATCACCGAGTTTAGCGCGAACGCTGTTCTCGAGGTATTTCGCCTTTGTAAACTCAAGGCGAGGAGCGGTGTAAAACGCTGGGCGTGGCGCAGCGGCTTCCACCTTAGCAGCTTCTACCGTTTCTTCGGCAGGAGCTGGAACGGTAGTGTCTGACACTTGTTCTCCTTCGGTTGGGTTGTCTGCTTCAGCGGTTGCCGGAGCAGAATCTTCTTTAGGTGCTTCGTTCTCGGAAGCTGCGACTTCGCTAACGCGAGCGCTGTCAATTGCTGGATCAGTTACAAGAGAAACTTCATCAAGGGTTGCTGAGGTGATAAGCATCGTTCCCTTGTTATTTGTCCATTCGTTAATTTGTGCGCCGACGCTGAATCCATCGCGTAGGCCTTCGGTTGCCTCAACTAGCGCATCTTCGCCAGCCATTGTGTTAGCAATCTTGAATGTAGCTACAATTCCAGATGAGGTAACTTCGTGGCTCATTAACTTACCAATTGGGCGAGTGCGATCGTGCTCGAGGAGCAACTTCACAGGCTTCATTTCAATTGAGTCAGCTGCGAAAACTGTTGGCCCGACTGAGGTGTTACCTTGCTCGTTCCAAGTGACAATGGTTCCGCTAATTGTGCGTTTTACTGTATCGGCCGCAGTTACGACCATTGGCATATTAATCTTCATTGGGGATTAAGTCCTCCTCGCGTTGAATTTGCTCAACGCTCATCGCGCCGATGCGGTTTAAGATTTCATAAACTTGCGCTCTCTCTAAAGCGTTGCCGCGTAGGAAGTCGTCTAACGAGAACCGCACCATTACGGGGTTAGGGACGAAATCCGGAAGGGAGAGCCTTTCCTCAATTGCCTTGAGAATGGGGCGAAGTGAGAAATCAACTAGTGAGCGCCGCTCAGACACAGCGTTTGAGTAAGTCATCGAAGTCGTTTCGGCGCTCAAGAAGTAGGCTGGGATTCCGCAAGCCCGAGCCAATTCTAAAGCCACATATTGACGAGCTTCGGCTAATTGTAATGACTTTGGATCAAAGCCAAATTCTTTGAGATCAACGTCTGCATTGAGGAACGCAGTCGAGCGAGATTGACGAGCTGTGCGCCAAGCGCTGAGGAGTGATGAAACTCTTTCGGCGGTTAAGTTTGTGCCGTTGCTCTTAAGAATCATTGAAGGATTAGGTTCTTTGGCGTAATTAACCGCTGCGTTCTCAAGATATACCGCTGCGCTAATTGTTTTGCCAGCGCGGTGCAACAATCCTTCATCTGGGCCATCGAAGCGAATAAGTGAGCCGACTCCAGAATTAGGAACGGCCATTCCATCAACTTTGTATGACTCAATGACAGTATTGCGAAAATCTGTATCAACTGTGACGCGCTCAGGGCTTACGCGAGTCCAAGCTCTTACTCGACCGCCATCGGTTGTTGAATACATTTCAAGAACTTGTCCATACCCGACCCCATATAGCCAGATGTCCTCAGCTAACCAATTGTAAATAACAAAGCCAGCAACGCGAGGATCAGGCTGATTGATAACTCGATGCGGATCTACATATTGTCCGGTAATGCGATTGAATGTTGTGAGAGGTAGCGAGCCGATAGTGCCGCAGATGATATTGCGAGCGCGAGCAACTGAAGGAACGCTCATAGCCAATTGGCGCGTTGAATTTGTAGCGCCGCCAAGAATGTTATAAACCGAATCGGTGATTTGCACCGGAGTCAATGCGGCGGTTACGTCGCTAACCTTCGGCGGCGTTTGCGCGGTTACTTGTGGAAAGAAGAAATCTCTGATAGCACCCATTGAGCCTTTATTGTAAAGGGTCTGTGCTACATAATTACTATATCTACGCCATCGTTTGATTTTGTGGCGAAGTGAGTCGCCATAGCAGAGGCCACAGCTCCACAGATAATGGCATTAGAGACTTTGCGGCCCATTACCCAACCGCCGTCACCGAAAGGCAACTTGACGGCGGATAGGCATTGTTTAGTTAGTTCATCTTGTCCCGAGTGAACTAACCGCTGCGACGAGATTGCTCCCAGTAACTCATCACAGCTTTGGGCATAGTCAAGACCATCTATCGGCTCAGTCCGTATCCCTGCCGGTGCTAATCGCGCAGCAACGGCGGAAGCGGTTCTCGCAGAATAGGCAACGAGCTGGACGGGATACTTTCGCACCCAATCCGCCAAGTCATTAGCCAGAGACTTATCATCGAGGTTAGACGGATTGTGCCAAGTTTGCAGGAGGATCACTTGGAACTTATCACCTTCGAGTTTCTGGCTAGCGACTAGCGCCGCTTGTTTTCTGTCCGGACTGAGATCAATAGCCAGCCAAGTATCTGCCTCAGGATCAAGTCTGAGACCCTCGACCCGACAAGATTCCCATTGAGACGGATTGATGACTGGATTGATGGTGTCAACCCATTGGCATAAAACTTCTGTGCGCACAATATCTTCGGGGTCTGACAACACGGCGCGGATATTGTCAGGGTGGACTGTATAGCCGAGTGATGGATTGGCTTGGCAGACACCTAGCCAGAAGTCTGATGAATTGTCGAACTTAATGCCTTGAGGTGCGCTCCACTCGAACCAACCAATGTCATCAGAGCCGCCGTGAATGGCTGCGTAAGCTCTTTCGCGTAATTTGTTTAGGACAATAGAGTGCTGATCTCCAGCGTTTGAATAAACCCATATTTGAGGATTAGGGCTAGCCATTTGGGTATAACGCAGGGCAGACCAAACGTCCTCGTCTTTATACTCTCGAGCTTCGTCTAAGTGGATAGTTTCGGGCGCTGCAATACCTCGACCAGCTGAGTTATTGGCTCGGACGATATATCGGCGGCCTTCGGTAAATTGCAATTCTTGAAATCCTTTACTTTCCAGCTTCTTAGTAAATTCGGCGGCTAGTCGGGGAGTCTGCTCAATGATTCCGTAGATTTTGTAAAACAATTCAGCGGAGGTTGTTAGTTTGTGAGCTGTGTGGACTTGTAATTTCTCTTTCAAAACGTAGATTCTGAACAGAATTTGAAGCGCCATAAAGGTTGATTTGCCTTGTTGTCGGGCGCATAACAGGGTGACAACTGGGTGCGCCCATCGGCCGTCCGGCTTGTATTTGAGCGAGTGATGGGCCAGCCATTGTTGCCAAGGCAGTAGTTCAAAGCCAATTTCTTCGCAGAATTTAATCATTTGCTCGCCGTGAGAGGGTAAATCGCTTAGTTTTGTGTGAATTCGAGGGTTTGGCACACCTCGGTAAGCCGATTCGTCCCTAACTCGGGCGATCTCTGTGGATTGCTCCATTAAATTCCATTTTCTTCCAAATAATGCACAGCCGAGCCATTTTCAGGGAAAATCTTCCCGAGGGGGGTCGTGGGTTTCCGTGTGCGCTCAAAAAAGGTAGGGGTCATACGATCGCGCTTACCGCTGTTACATTTGATGCAAGCTGCAACCATATTAGTCGCTTCATCTGTGCCGCCCTTGCTGATGGGTATCAAGTGATCCACAGTATTGGCCTCTTGTCCGCAGTAATGACAAGTGAAGTAATCGCGTTGTAATACCTCGCTTCGAACGCGCTGATAATACGCTGTGTTGTATCGCTTATGACTCAATGCCAACCCTTGCGCTCGAAGTGGGTCAGTGCATCACAACTGTCTTTGTATCTATGATGAATATATTTAATGGAGGCTTTGATCTGTGCCTGTGGGCTTAGGTCTCGATACCAAGTGGAACGCATCTGGCCCAGCCCATAATGAGAGCCATTCCTAGCTTTTGGATTCCATCTGCTCTCGTAATGAATCAGCCAGTTAAAGCATTGAAACTCTCGCCAAGTAAGAAGGTTGTAAGCATAAAGCTTTAGATTCATATCTGCTTTAGACGGAGTTATATTCATTGTCAAAGACAACAAGATGCAGAGCATCAGCGAAAGCATAAAGCGGGGGCTTAACACTTTCTTGCCCCGCGGCTGTCTTTCAGGCCGTGGCCTGCGAAGAAGTGTAATGGGCTTGTCAAGTATCTTACGCATCAACTTTCCTATCATCTCATTATTTGGACAAGTTTTTATGGTATTTACTCCAGCTCTAGCACCTTTCTCACATCAATTTCTTGGCTCCCATTTAATCCAATTATGGCTTCTCTTAGCTTCTCACGTCCATCTCCGTGAAACTTCGTCATTAAAAATGGCTCTGATTGGCTACCTTCCAACCAATCAATTGGCTCACCATTGGGATCAATAACTAACTCATCAACGTAATTGAATTTATCTAAGATGGCATCAACTGACGACTCTCTTACCGATTCAACTATTTCACTTGGCACATTGGCTTTCACCCAATCAATAAACTTTTTATCTGACTTAACGACCCACTTAAACTTCGGCTTACTGGTCGTTATATAGGCAACCACCTCATCACCTAATTCAGCCTTTACTCGATCAGCGCCGAGTTCATTCATCTCAGCTTGTAGTTGAGCCCTCAGCTCGTCCTTGAGGCGCTTTGCTTGGTCTGCTAACAAACTAATCGCTGCTAGTTTCAGACTTAGATCCTTGATTGCCATTCTGCTCCCTTTTCTTTGCTCTGTTTAACCGGACTTCTAATGAAGCCAGATTTACGCCCATATCTCGGGCAATAAACTCTTTGTCAAAGCCCCACTCAAGTAGCTGCTTAATATATGCAATTGAATGAGGCTTTGGCATTTACTTCTTCCCTGCCCAGCCATCGCCTTTGAAGTGTGCTGGAGTGGCTTTGAATTGCTTGCGCATCTCGACTGCACAATGGCCGCAGTTAATCTTTGGGCTGACGTATATATGAAAGAACTGCTCAATGACGTCCCCACAGGCCGGACATTCGAAATCATATGTCGGCATCAATGAACCTCTCAAGTGTGGCGTTGCCGTTCCAATAGCGCTCTTTAATGCGCTCCTGTCCATCGGCTATTTTACAGATTCGGCACTTAGCTGCTTTCATCTTGTAATTGCCGCATTGGTCGCAACGAGTTATCTCATCTTCTCGACTAATTACTCGGTCAATTGGATCAAATAACCGCTGCTCGAAGCAATTCTGACACTCCATTAACCACACCCAATCACCCTCTTGAATCTCTGACTCATACTTGGTGATATAGAAGTGGGGTGTGACCTTCTTACAAGGCCCACACTTAAAGGGGTGCATCTCGTTTATTTTTGGAATGTCCATTTGCCATCTGATCCAATACGCATCCATCGAGCTGGATGGCCGGATTTCGGTCTAGGGCATACCCAACCGCGATATTCCTTGCCTTCCTTTGTGCCTTGTTTAAGCACCATTGGCCCACAGCCTTGTGAGCACAAAGGGATTTCATCAACTATCTCAGCTCCTAGTTCTTCCGCGATAGCGCTAACATCCCACACAATCGGCTCAGGGTCGTTTGGTCTTTGTTCTTTAACAAATTCTGCGAGTTCAGGTTTTGTTGTCTGTATTGGTTTCTTAGGTGATCCGCTTGGCTTTGCAAAGAAGCCAGCGAGATTGAGAGCTCGCCCAAGAGAGCCTGTCTCCGCAAGTTCCAAAGCATATTGTTTTTGCTTTGATTCGCTGCTAAGTCCTGTCGTCCAAGCCGCAGCATCAGCCTCAGTCCTGTAAAGCTCAGTCTTAACAATATAAACATCGCAATTCGGCGTAAGTGACTCCTCAAGGACGTGGGTTTTAATTCTGTAATCCGGGTAATCATTAATAAACTCCTTTAAGCGGTCTTGCACCGAAACGTAATCATCAAGGTAATTCGACATTTAATTTCTCCCTACCTGCGAATTCATCTATCGCAGCTTGTAATTGTTCTTTCAACGACCAAAATACTTCGCCGCCATCTTTGGTCGGCCAGTTTTGCGCCTCATCGGCACAAGGTTGGCAATAAAACCTAACTTGAGCCTTTCGGTTTTGTGTCTCGCTTTGGACTTTCCAGACAGCAGTTCTTGGAACTTCAATCTTTGTCCCAATCTGATCTACGACAACCCACTTCTTTGTAGTCCCGTAGCGATATTTACAAGTGTCACACCATTGGCTTTCGTTATGATTGCGAGTCAGACTCAACGTCGTCCCAATCTTCTGGTGTTGAAAATCGGCATCTGCCCAAGATAGCGGCGTATCCAATGAGATCGAGATACGAATCTTCGCGCTCTGGACTTTCCACCATTCTTGAGAGTTTGGTCGCGATAAATAGCAGCGCCACGTCAGCTGGGTCTCTGAGCTGAATACCGAGCAACCTCGCGATTTTGTAAATGCGTAATAGATTGTGTCTCGGATCGCCATATTCAAGCCCCCTGTCGTCGAGGGTGTCACCAGCGTCCGAGAGCCAGTCACTTAACGATCTCTCTGACATTTATGCTCGCCCGACCTCTCTTGTATCCCTCGTTAAAGGCTTTGGCTTTGATGCTGATATATGCGCGGTGTGCGATCCATAGGGTTATGCAATAAAGCGCAAAGAAGATACCTTCATTGAACATCAGCGTTCACCCCGAATCGGTCGAGCCAATAAGCCGAGATTTCTTCTCTGCTTAATCGCCCTCTTACTGATTTTCTACCTAACGACTCAATGGCATATCGGCGAATAATCTGGCCTTTGACGTAATTCTTACCATCAGACCAAGCGCCCGAAGTGCTATCAAATCGAATTACTGCTGGACTGTTTATCATCGAGCCAACCTTTCAAGCATTTCATCATTCAAGGTGGCAATTGGGGCATCGTTTATCGCGGTGTAAATTTTGCCGTTTTGATGAACGCAACGCTCGCCTACGACAAATCCTTTGTATTTAATATCAATGCCTTGATCTACTTGCCCAAAGAATCGAATATCGTCATCAACGTTGTAATACAAATGAAGGCCGTCGCCTGTGCTGATTGTCTTAGTTTCTAAAGCCCATTCAGGAATGACTCCACCATTACGAAAATCAATATCCAACACCAATAATCCGCTGGCTTGGCAGTTAATTCCATAATTCATTTGTGGATCAATAGAAAACCAGAAATCAATTAGATTCCAGTCCTCCGTCGCGTCAAGATGACCTCGTTTAATCAAATCGAAATGAGGCAATTTATTGCGTTTCTTTACTGGCAGGACTTTCCAGCCGTTCAGCACAGCTTGTGCAGCTGCGCCTTTAATTGATTTTTCTTCTGCAATAATGGCTAAATCGGTAGCCAATCTGCTTGTATATGACATTTCTTGCTCCCTTCTAAACCCTCAAAATGGATTTAGTGGGATAAATGTATTTAATTAAATGGATTTATACAAGAAGCAGTTCGGAGTGTCGCAGGTCTAAGAACCCACAGAGCTTCTCCACCAGCCCTTTGTTGGCGTAATCGGTCTTATCGGGAAGGGCCTTTAATTGCCACTCAGGCTCGTTTATAGCCCCTAAGTCGAACTGATAGACCCCTTGTGGGGTGGAGTTGATATAAAGCGTCCTAGCGCCCGTTCTAGCCCTTATTTCGGCCAGATAATCCCACTTCTTCTTCTCAATCAGTAGAGTTGGGTAATGGGTGCGGCGGCATTTCATCTCAATATAGGAGTCGCTGGTGATGCCGTCGTGGCGGTCGGTCGGTGAGACTGGCGTTAAGTCCGGATAAACCGACTTAAGCGCCTCGAATAGTTCCACCTCGCGAAGGTAAATTAGTCGTCCTCTTCCCAATCATCGAGCGGATTTTTTATTGGGTCGCTCGGATCAACAATCCAATCGGGATAAGAGCTTCTATCCATCGCAAAGGCTAGAGCTGTGCCTTCGTCCATTCCGGCTTTGCGGCAAGCGTCATAGACTTCTTTAGCGGCAATAGCCCAGAAATCCAGTTTTGTAAGAATTGGCTCTTTCGTCGTTTTGCGACGTTTTGCCACCTTCTTGACTGGCTTCTTAACGCGTTTTTTTGTTGCCACTTCTAGCCACCTTTGCTGAGAGGGCTAATTCTAACTGAGACTCCATCTTGTCGAGGCGCGACACAATGGGAATGTTTTCAAGTTTGATGATATATCTCAGTCCGGCGATAAGTAGGCCGATTGATCCGAGAACGCTGGCGATAGTCGCGGCGAGGTCGGAGGCTGCCATTATTTGATTTTTCCGTAACGCTCGTAATTAGGATTGAGCCAGTTAATCACGGAAGGCAACACACTCACAAGTGCCGCATTGAGTATGTAGTCGGGTTGAACTCCTACTGAGAGGTATGTCGAGAGAGCCGTCGCGACGAATGTTTTCGCCCACGTTCCCGCCATCAGTTTCAATTCTGCCATTTTGTCTATCTCCTTCGAGGTCAAACCAGCTGCCGTCTTTATCTCCCAAAGTTGTAAAGCTAATATGGAAATGCGAGCGGTGAGGATTAGCACCTCTGTATTTTCTGCGCTTCCAATTCATAATCGGACTCATAATTTGACCGTCGTAAATTATGTATTTAATGCGCTTATCGCCTCGCTTGGCGCATTTGCGAATCTTTTCCACAAGTGCGTAAGCCTCTTCCTTGTGAGCGTTGAGATCCGCATCAATATCTAATCCTCGTACAATTCCTCGAGCGTCTGGTATATGGTCAGAATTACCTTTAGCAATATGCCGAGCATCAGCAATCCAGCCATCAGACTTGCGGTCGCGATCAGGATAATCGTCATCTATTTGCTCCCTTAATTGCTGACCGGCTTTGCATAATTTAGGCAAGGCCAATCGCCTTCAAATCATCTTCATTAAGGCCCAGCGCAGCTAATTTGGCGACTGTTATTGATTTCTTTTGTTCAAGTTCGGCTATCTGTTCAGCTAATTTGGCTTCTTCGGCGACAATTCTTTGATGAGCCGACAATTCGCTAGGCGTCATTTCGCGTTCTATATCTTCAGTGAGACCAGTTTCGCCATTAAAAATTCTTTCAATAATTTTCATTTTCGACCTCTCAAGCGCTTGTGTAAACGAAAACCGAGCCAGCATCAAAAGTCCCACCGCTGACAATAACCGAAACTGATGAAATTGTGCTAGAAGAATTGTAAATTCCTTGACCGCTGTTTAAGGTGAAATCAGCATTAGATCCATCGCGGTATCCGCCACCTACAATTTGGGCAACTTTAATACCCGAAGCATTACAACCTGTTAAAAGAATAGAACCTGCTAATCCGTTGGCAGCAGCGTTACCAATTCTGCCAATTCTAAATTCTGTTGTATCTTGGAACAAACCTTCCATTTGTTGATTACTATAATTTGCACCAGCCAAAATGTAATACCAAGCATATTCATAGTTAGAACCAGAATCCGAATTGAATCTAACATTGACATTGACTGATGCACTTGTTGAACTAGCATCTTTAATTAGAACAAAAATTTTATCTACGTTGCTGATGCCCGATACTGTGGTAGTGGAACCGCTCAAAGAAGTTCCACCGCTATTGAACAAAGTCCAGTTTGCACCTCCGCCACCTGCTGCCGCCCATTTCAATCCGGTTGAAGTTGTAGAGTCAGCTGTAAGAACGTGTCCGTTAGTTCCAACAGCCAATCTTGCCGGTGTATCAGCTGCCGTTGCGGTTATTAAATCACCTTTAGCATCAAGAATCGTTAGAGGATCTACTGACGACCAAGTAAAATCCATATCGGCATTGGAGGCTTTAGCCAAAACCTGTCCCGTTGTACCGCCTTTAAGGTCAACGAGCGACGTATCAATACCATTACCCAGAGTCCTAATTGCTAAAGCGCCGTCCTTTACTAGGTCGGTGTCATCGGGCGTCTCCCACCCGAAATTCGTTGTCGTTGCCATTAACTAATCACTCCAATCGCGTCCTGCCATTCTAGGGTATTAAGCACACTATTCCAGCTTTCTGCCGCATTGACTTGATTCCATCTTTGAGCGACTGCCGAGAATTCTGTTGGTGAAGCATTGAGCGTTATTGAAAGGCCCGAGACTGAGGCTCTGAATGTCCAGCCCTCGACATAACCGGTGAATTCCCCACCCAGCATCTGTGGAGGCAAATTAGTGACTCGGATAGGTTGGCCCATAAAAACAGTGAGAAGGGCATCGCGGTCGCTATTGTCCATTTCTGGGTTTTGAATTGGAAAGGTTATGGATTGGAATAGATAGCGAGGATACGAGCGCAGCTGAATGACTCGATCGGCCATATCCTCAACGTCGGCCGTATTCTTTAAGTAACTTGAAAACTGCTCGGCATATAGCCCGAATGTTGATTGAGAAGCTGTGTCTTGGGCGATATATTGGCTATTAAAGTTATTGCCGTAATCAATGATTAGTTTATTTACCAATTCGCCCTGACGTTGGACGATTCCAATACCAGCCCCAATTGCTTGGTTGGCATCAAGGTCGGTATATCCGTTGGCCGTTAAATAATCCTGTCGGTGGCTGGCGTCAGCGTAACCGATAAGGCCATTGGCATCTTCATATAAATAACCAAGAGCTGAGGAAGCGATTTGATTAGCCACATTGGAAATAACTTGATCCGTGATCTGTCGGCTGCTCATCGTATATTCACCGGCATCAATATCGCCTAAGCCGATGTTTTCAGCATTAGCCCAAGTCTCTGTCGGATCATAGGTATTCCAAGTCTCGGCAGCTGGAACTTCATTCCAAGAATTGAGCAATAAATCATCGAGTAAGTCTTGTATCTGTGCGCCGTCCAATCCTTCGGCTAAGTTGCCGTCAAAGGTGGCTCGTTGCAGTCTGGCTAATGGCCCAATTGCTGTAATGAATATATTTGTCACAGCTGCGGCGTTACCAGCCGAAGTTACCGATTGGCGAATATCTGAGATGCGACCGCCAAAGATAGGCACATAAGTTGCTGAACTATTTTGAACTTCGATAAGTATCGAGGTATTAACTGTGAATGAATAAACTGTGTTATCGGTGTTAATAAGCCGAAGTGAGCAATAGCCAGCAGGGGTTGGCGAGTTGATGTCGGTTCTGCCTGTTGTAATTTGTAGGTCAGCCAAAGTGACTGAGGTGACCTCTGTGCCATTGGCTTTAATTCGCCAGACGGGTGTCCAAGCTGTCATAGGATTTGGGCGTTAGTCCTAAGATCGCCAGCGCCGGTCGTGCCGCGATTAGTGGAATTGTTGAGGGCTAAAACGACTGCTCGGGTGAAACCTTCCTCGTCAATAACGCTAGGGGCATTGACGTTAATAACAACGTTGCCCTTTTCTTCACCAGCTCTTACAGCTGCAACGTCGAAGTTAGACGGAATTGCTTTGCCACTTGGAACGATGGTAGTTGTGACGACTGGAGTTGTTGCAGTTGTTGTCGGTGTTGTTACCTTAGGCGTTGTTGGTGTGGTCGCCGTTGATGGGACGCTCGGGGTCGTTATTTTAGGCGTTGAAGGCAACGACGGAACTGAGGTTGAAGGACTAGAAGTTGTAAATGATGGCTTAGATATTGTGCTGACATTTGGCAGGATTGGAATCGCATTGTAAGCGCGAATAAGTGCGTTGATGCTGTCAATTGCGAAAGATACGGCTGATTTAATGCCATTAACGACTGCGCCGATAACGTCCAAAATACCGCCAGCAATTTTGCCTAAGAAGCGCAGGGCATCGCCAAAGCCATTCAAAATAAGTGGAATAACAAAGTCTTTGATGATTGTGCCTAAAGTTGTAAGAGCCTCTCGATTACGTTCAATGGCGTCCTGAACTGGTTTAAGAGCTGCATCTTTGAATTGAATAAATTTAGGAATGACTGTGTTGATGAAGAAGTTGAGTAGGTTTTGCAACGTAGGCAATAACGCGGCACCCACCGACTCTTTAGTTTCATCGAACGCGACTTTAAGGCGTTCAATTTGTCCTTCAAAGGTATTGGCTTGAGTTGCCGCAGCTCCGCCAAAGGTGCTGGCTAATTGCTTAACAGTTCCCTCTAAGCCAAGAGTTTTGATTTCTGCTGATGAAAGACCGATACCCAAACGCGCCAATGAGGCTGTGTTGCCTTCATACGCTTTACCAAGTGCATTGGAAACAGTTTCAACGTCCTTACCGGTTGCGGCGGATACGTCTAAAGCGAGTGTGAGTAATTCTTGAGATTTTTCGACTGATCCAGTAGCGACTGCTAGACGTTGAAGGGCTGGGCGAAGTTTTTCATCTGCTACGCCTGTGGCAAGTGAAGTTTTCAGTATTTGTTCTTCGACGGACGCAATTTGAGCATCGGTAGCAGCTGTAACGTTTTGAAGAGCTAGTGCTAAGCGCTTTTGTGCGGCTTCATCTTCGATGGCAGCCTTAACGCCTTCAATGGCTAACTTGCCAGCATAAGCAGCAGCCGCAGCGGCAGCAGCAGCGAAAGCGGCAGCGGCAACCTTGCCGAACTTTTCTAGCTTACCGCCAAAGCCTTCAATTTCTTTGTCACCAGCATCAAGACCTTTTTTCAGTCCATCAATATCGGCAAGAATAGAAAGTTTAAGGGTGCGATTTCCTGCCATTATTTATCCCACTCCTTAACCACTTGACTAAAACCCTCTTCCCATTTGCGAATGATCTCAGGCTGAATTTTTCGTAGAGTCGGCCAAATAAAATAACCTTCATTTCCTCTAATACCAAATCGGCCAGTTCTGGGTAAAAAGTGTTTAACTTTTTTAGCGCCAAATTCGATACCAGCCAAGATTGCATTTGTGGGAACGTTACCCTCGCGCAATTGAGTCGTCGCACCTCCGCTGAATCTCTGCGAGGCAAATCCAATACCAAATTCCCCGACCACAGATGATTTGGAAATTCTAATTCCTTCTGCCACTTTTCTTGACTGTTTAGGTCTGGGGTAATTCCCAGCGGCAACCTTTATCTGAGCCACCGCGTAATCAGTCAAAGAACTGGTCACGGATCTAGCTTGATCTTTAGCCTCGTCACCCATCTTGCGAATAACTGCCGCTATCTGGCGAAGTTCTTTTTTATCATATTGAATGACGCGTTGCGATGGGTCAAAATCTGCCATTACCTTTGCGCTCCTTCAATATCTCAATCGCCGTTAGAACTTGGTCTATGTCAGTCCATTCGCTCATTGGAATACCGGTTGCAATTGCAATCTCGATTATTAGTCGGTTGATGCTTCCGGCTTCGAAACTTTTGGGCTGTCATCTCCAATCGTCATTTCTTCTACCGATAACTCCCAAATTTCTTGGGACTTAGTTGGCTTTCCAGCCGCGTCTCGCTTGTAAGCGAAATAGGCTAGGTCGAGGAAGTCCGCTTGTTGATAAGCCGAAATATCCTTCATTGAATAAATTGACTTACCCGTTTTGCGTTCCCACTTCGCCCACTCTGGGAGTCCAGCGTTGTAGGTGACTTCCTCGCCATTCGTATATTTAATTGTGATTGCTAACTTCATCTCCCGATGCTCCGATCTCTTAACTGAAGGTTTCTGTGACTGTTCCGTTTGCAATCTTGAAAGTGAATGAAACTGTTTGTGCGTCAATTCCTGATCCGCCAGCTGTTGGGAACTCTGGAAGGATTGGGAAAACAAATTGTGCGCCAGTCGCAGCGGTGAGGGTTACGCTAATTGTGGTATCTGGTGCGGATTCTGCTGCTGCCCAAAGTGCTTCGCATACAGAGTTAGCCTTGCCCCAGTCTGCGAGCATATCGAGCTGGAATGTGCCTTCAATATTGACTGTCTTGTAAGCCTCGCCATCGAGAGTCTGATAAGTCTCGCGAACGTTGGTCTTGGTCAATACAGCGTTTGTCGCTTGGGCTTCGATGTCCGTTCCACCTGTGAAAGACAGCGAAATGTCGCGACCGGTAATTACTGTGGTTGCCACTTTTTCTCCTTAGTTGGTTTGTGTGTAATAGGTGGAAACGCGAATATCAGCGACCAATAAATTGACCGCGCCCACTTGCGTTACCGATGGCCGTTCTACTGGGCCGACTGTGTAGCCGTCCGGAATTACTGCCAAAACTGAAAATATCAGCTGCTCAAGATTATCGAGAGATGCTGGGTTGGAAAGATAAGCGACTCCACAAGTAATCGTCATATTGATTTTGGCGTGAATTGTTGAGTCGTTAATTGTGTTCAATTCTAAGTAAGGTGAATCTGGGACAAGAATAACCGCTGGAACTTGCACAGCTTCGGGAACGTATGAATAAACGTTAGCCGAAACGGAGGCGAGTGCAGTTGCCAGCGGTGTCCGGATAGAAGATAAAACTGTGGAAGCGGGCATTAACCCACCATCGCATCGGTATCAAGATAAGGGCCAAGAAGGCCAGTTACCTTTGCCAATAAATTCTTTGAAAGTCTGTAAGGTGTAACTGCAAAATCTACGCCTTCGATTGATCCTCCAGCGGCAGTTCTGGCTTGGAAGATTTCGACAGAAATAGCCAAAACAGCAGCTTCGACGTTGGCATTTCCCACATAGGTTGATGCGCCAGAAAGCGCAGCGTTTCCTGCTGGGATAATGTTCTTTTCCAATACGTCAGCATTTGTGATGGCGGCGGTAAATACATAAGGGCCAATTAAATCATCTGTGACTGTGTGAGTGCCGTTGAAAGGCGCTCCGACACTTGTGATGACAACCGATTGACCTTCGGTGAATTCGTGAATTGTCGCGGTGTGGAAATAGGCGACGTTATCGGTTAGTTCAACTTTATTGACTTTGCTTTGGAAAGTGACAAGCATCGGAAGAATAATGTTTTCTGATGCGTCGATGATGTCATTGAGATAAGCGTCGTTATAAAGGGAAGACGAGACGCCAAGAATCGTGCGAAGCTCTGAGGCTAAAACAATTGATGGCATCTCGTTTCCTTTCGATCTAGAGGGTGACAGGCCAGCTCGGGAGCGGACTGGCCGTCACTTTTGTGAATTACTACTCAGCGAACTGGAAGTAAACGTTTCCGTTAGCAACTTTGACGGCAAGCGCTCCATAGCCATAATAGGCAACTTCGACCTGTCCATTAAGAGCAACGTTTGTCTGTAGGCGGAATCGTGAGGATTCATACCAAGTATATGCATCTGGATTAACGACAAACATTGATCCATCTCCAGCAGTTCCAGCTGCGCCGGCATTGGAAGCCATAGCGCGTGAAACGTATAGATTTAATCCAGCAACGCTTCCGCGTAGTGAATCTGGAGAAGCAACACCAGCTGCGTTTTGCGGCGCAATTGCGTTGTAGATTGGACGTCCAGAATCGTTGTAACCCATAATGTTCTGCCATTGTGTTGGCGTAACGATGATGTTACGAGCAAATCCGAGAGAATTTGTGTAAACCAATTTAGCAGCTTCAGCAGCATAACCAAGAAGGCCGGTTGCGCTATTTGCTTGAGCGGTTGTTGCTGAAAGACCATTGGAAAGCAAGCCAGCAGCGACGAATTTATCTGTTGCGTGAGCATATGCATATTCCATTTGACGAACAAGCTCTTCAAAGAACAATGGATTTGAACGATCCAAAAGTTCAACTGAGAAAGTCTGGCCGCCAGCGAACTTCTTTACGTTTACAGTAAGGAAGTTATTTGTCATTCCTGTTTCATCAATTGCAGCAGCTTCTGCTTCTTCACCGACTGTTGGGACAGCGGTAATTTTAGGAATTTCGAAAGTCATTCCTGCATCTGGTAGAACTCCTGTGGAGATAGCATCAATGGTGCTGCGATCTGCATTGGAGAGAGGATTTATTACCTCTGTCAATTGGCGAGTCGGAATGAGACCAGCGTTGTTGCTTGTGGTGTCATCGGCAGCCATAACGTACTGACGTGATGCATCATCGCCATAAACTTTTGCGCGAATTGATGCTTCGAGGTATTTCGCCTTTGTAAACTCAAGGCGAGGAGTGGTGAAGAACGCTGGGCGTGGCGCAGCGGCTTCAACCTTAGCAGCTTCTACCGTTTCTTCGGCAGGAGCTGGAACGGTAGTGTCTGACACTTGTTCTCCTTCGGTTGGGTTGTCTGCTTCAGCGGTCGCCGGAGCAGAATCTTCTTTAGGTGCTTCGTTTTCGGAAGCTGCGACTTCGCTAACGCGAGCGCTGTCAATTGCTGGATCAGTTACAAGAGAAACTTCATCAAGGGTTGCTGAGGTGATAAGCATCGTTCCCTTGTTATTTGTCCACTCGTTAATTTGTGCGCCAACGCTGAATCCATCGCGTAGGCCTTCGGTTGCCTCAACTAGCGCATCTTCGCCAGCCATTGTGTTAGCAATTTTGAATGTAGCTACAATTCCAGATGGGGTAACTTCGTGGCTCATTAACTTACCAATTGGGCGAGTGCGATCGTGTTCAAGTAACAATTTAACTGGCTTCATCTCAATTGAATCAGCTGCAAAAACTGTTGGCCCGACTGAGGTGTTGCCTTGCTCGTTCCACGTGACAATCATTCCGCTGATTGTCCGCTTTACTG